TATTGGACACGGTTGTGTCCGATTTACAGTCAAGGCCGAGGGACTCGACGCACAAGGCGTGAGGCGCTCCACCTATGGATAATTTTACCTTACTTTTTAGGTAAGGAGTCGGAGCAGCTTACTCATCTGAGATTGGATCTCTCCTTGCGAGTAGAGATCTGCTCCAGCCATGTAGGACTTGAGGTCTCGCGTAGCGATATCCGCATCCTTTTTACCGATTTTTGCCTCCACGCGGGTGATCATAGAATCTACAAGATCCTTGAGTCCCGAAGGCAAATCGCTAAACTTTATTTTCTGTGCATCTTGACCGAAAGGTAGCGGTAGGTTTGAAATTACCTTACCTAGTTCAGCGGCAGATGTTTTAACATTTTCTAGAGCTTCAGCATTCAAAGCTCCAGAGTCAATTCTATCAATGGTATCGAGTAGCTTAGCGCTGGCACCAGCTGAGGCGACATAGTCACCAGCGAAGTCAAGGTTCTCTGCTTCTTCAGCCTGCTTTAGGGCTTTAGCCAGTCCAGCAACACCAAGGTTCTGCTTTAGGCGTGCAAGAACTGTACGGTACTTACCCTTAGCGTCACGAGGTTGGTTAACACCAGACACGTACTTAGGGGTACCAGTCTCTGGATCGATTTTTCCATCGGTAGGAGAAGGCTTACCCTTATTCTTTGAAACTTCTTCGGCGGCTTTGATCTCGTCTGCAGTTTGCTTATCGGCCTCTGTTTTGGCCTTCTTAAGCTCTTTTAAATCTGCGTCTGAGATCTCATCACTTTTGGGGCGGCAGCCACCACCACCTCACTGTTTGCAGATGCAGTGATAGTTGCACGCATAGATGCCACCTTAGCTGCAGCTTCCATAGAGTCAGCATTCTTCCACTGCTCAGGGATAAGGTCAGCACGCTTCAGTGAGCGAGCCTGCTTGGTGATGTGCTTGCGCACCTCACGGCGGTCAGAAGCCTTAGCGCGACCGTAAGCGTGGATTGCGTTCTTGAGATCTTCCTCGTTACGGATAGGGAATGAGCCATCAGGCATTGCCTTACCTTCCTTAGCAAGAGCTAGACGCTCCTTCTCTGGAATGGTAGCGAGCTCTGCAATTGCAGCCGCTACTAGAGCACGATCACGTAGATCTGCTGCACTAGCGGTGATGGCCTGTAGGTTTGCTTCACGCATCGCCTTTTTAGCCTCTCTAACTCTAGACTTTAAGTCTGGAGCTGTATTGGCTAATTGACCTAGCAAGTCAGCCTTGTTTGTAAGTGTAACTACTGCATGGCTCTTCATTAGTGCCATGTAGTTAGCGCCTGCTGCAACTAGGGCAAGAATCTTGCCAGATGCGATCATTGCGCGAGCGGTTGGGAAGCCTGGAACGTTTACCTGGCAAATTGCCACAAGTTCTAGTGAACCTTGAATTGGACGCCAGTCGCCTGAAGGAGCAGATGCACGTAGAGCGCGGATTTGCATTTCTTCTAGTCCTGGACGTAGGGACCCAGCGCACCAGATACCGTACTCGTCTTCACCAACGTGAATGTCTGCTACAGCTGAAGCTGTATCGTCATAGTGCTTAGCTGCTGACATTGCATCAGCATTAAGAGGGGCGTGTCCACCAGCAAGAGTTAGCTGACCTACTGGAACATCAGTGCCAGCTTCTGTGCGGATGACTCCAGTGTGGAAGTATGCATACTTGCTACGTGAGCGAGGTGGCTTGGTTGCACGAGGCAGTCCGATGTGGTTCACATTCCACGCAGCGATGTGACCGTAGACACGGCCATCAGCATCTACTGTTAGCGGAGTTGCCTTAGTGAACCCTGGGTTCTCGAACCAATTAGCTGGAGGAGTCATAGGAATTTCAGACTCTAGGAATCCAGATGCAAGCATCGGCTCTAGATCTGAGAAGTCCTGTGTAGTCTCTTCGTATACGCCGTCTTCTGGGGTCACGTTATCCTCCTGATCCCCGCTTTTTTGCAATAAAATAGAGCATTCTTGGAATGCTGGCTTAGCTACAATTGTAGCAGCCATAATGCGGGCCTTGTTTATGGTAAGTTTGTCCTTACCTATTTCTTGGCCACCATCTTCAGCCATCTCTTCCTTAGGCTGCTTATCTTCTTTGGCCTCGAACTTGTCTAGGTCAACTGAAACTCCACGTAGGAATCCGTTGCGTACTAGGCGCTCAGCTTCACGTCCATAAGGACCGCTATCAAATACTCCATAGGCATTGCCCATGCCGCCTTCAATGCGTTCGATGTAGTCAATGCGACCAACTACCACTGAACCATCGTGGCCAGCACCAGTTTTGATCTGCCATAGAAGTGGGACTGGAAGTTCACGAACAGAGATCGCGTTCTCGGCGAACTTGCGTCCGTCACCAGACTCAACGCCCTCTGGGACTAGCATAGGAATTGAGAACTTAGAGCCAGCAACGCCTGCATCAGCCGAAGCAATGAGGCTAATCTTCTCGCGAGCATCTGCCGCGATTGCCGATAGACGTGCCTTCTCGATCATTGTATCCGCAAACTGCTGCTCGCTCTGGTATAGAGAAGAGAAGTTCTTAGAACCGTTGTTATGCCCTGGGTTCTTTCGGCTTCCAGTGTATACGCCAGTGACTTCCTTGTGGCGAAGCTGGCAGTAACCCTTAGCGCGGACACCCATGTACTTTGAAAGATTGCGAACGCAACGAGTCCAGTCGCCAGGAGTTCCCCAGCGGATCTTGGCAGCGCCCTTACCATGTGTCCAGTACTCTCGAAGAGCTTCTGCATTACCTCGGTTGCGATCTAGTCCGCCTGCAGCCAGTAGTGGCTCTACAACGCGCTCCCAGAAAATCGAGAACTGGTGGGCAGAAGCTTGTACTGGCTTAGACGCGTCATCGGCCTGCTTTAGCACGTCATTTAGAATTTCCTGAGTATCTAGTTCAATCACTGGTGGAGGCGTGGCTGACTTCAGGTCACTTAGAATCTGACCGTTTGGCTGCCACTTACCTTCTCTGCGCTCATACAAGACTGTCTCTGTTGAAGTAGAGCTAGCTGGCACTAATGCAACGACATCCATAACGGCAGTCATATCATCAGGCGATACAAGTGCTAGGTACTTTGGAGTGACATCTGACTCTGCAGGTGAAGCTATAGCCCCCTCTTCAGGAGTAGCAGCTGCATTGATACCGTAACGTTCTTTTATATACTTCTTGTCGTAAGCCTTCATGCCCTTTGGCTTATCTGGAAGTAGCTTGTAATCTCTAGAGCTCTTGTAGTATGCAGGCAAGCCGTTGATTAGAGAGTGGATATCCTTAGTAGTCAACTTAGGCAGAGTGCCTGGCAGATGAGCTATAGGAGAATCAATAGGGGTTCTAGGCTCGCCTAGGATCGAATCAAAATCAATTGGAGGCAGCATATCTCTGCCAGGGACCATCATTGGAGCATCGATACTAGACTCGGCTTGGGTGAATCCAGCATCTACGTTTATCACCTTGCCAGAGTCAAGTCTTACGCGGACCTTCCCTGTGGTGCTGTCGATGTCGGTGATTGTTCCAGACCCGCGTCTAGCATCTCCACCAACTACAGTGCGGCTACCTACCTTAACAAAGAGACCACCCGCATCGCGAGGCTGTGCCTGAGTATTCTTCGCACGCTCTTCAGGAGTATAGTTGCCGTCCGTAGCAGTTGCAGGCTTAGCAACTGGTTCGCCTGCGGCAGTCATAACTCTGTCAATCATTGTGAAATCTTCATCAGCTAGACCGTCGCTCATTAGCTGAGTCTCTTCTGGGTCAATCTCATCTAGGGTTACTGGCTGGAATGGGCGCTCCTGTAGGAATGCCGAAACAACTACTGCTGAAGAAGGATCGATAATTACGTGAGTCTTCTCACATGTGTCGTATGGGTCATCCAACGCCTGGTCATATGAATAGACGTCGCCATCAACGTGACCTAGGTTGTCCCATGCTGAACCGTCCCATAGGTATACCTGACCGTCTATGTCAATCTTGTATAGGCGGTCAATGCCAGAATCATCTAGTCGGACTCTAACCATAAATTCTGGGCCCTCATATGGGTCAAGCTCATGAGCTTCCTTGAAAGCTGAGATGTCTGCACCGTATGACTCTTCAGAGGTGTAGATTGCAGGATCTTCTTCGTAGCCTGGTAGTGCATATCCGCCAGATGTAAGAGCCTTCTTGTTCTCGCGCTCTACAATTGCAGAGGCCCAACGCTGCCCAGCATCTCCACCCCAGAGTGCCCATGCGATACGACCATTAGATGGGAAGTGCTCTTCGCCTGGTTCCCAACCTTTTCCCTTTTTATCAACTTCGTGACGAGGGAAATACTTAGCAATGTGGCGAACCTTCTCGATGCCGATCTGGCCACCCTTTGCAAGGGTACGAGCAGTATTCAAACCAACAGGGGTTCCGCCACGCTTAGATTCGTGACGCCACTTAAGTGCCTTCTTAGCTTCAGCCTGAACGCCACCAGGGATGGTGTATAGACGGCTAGCAGGTGCACCTGCTGCAGTAATTGACTCGATAGATAGCAGGGCTGCCTCGGCTAGCTCTACTACTGAATCTTCTACAACTACCTGAAGGGTCTTGAGAAATTCCGACTGAACGATTGCAGACAGTTCACCCTGAGTGTAGTCCTCTACGAAATTTGTAGAAGTGTTTACGGCAGCATATAGGCCGTTGTTAGTGAAAATTGCCAAGTCATTAGCAATACCTAGAAATTTTGGCACTTTACTCCTTGGCGTCTTCCGCCTGAGGCATATCCTCGGCGTTAGATGCAGTGTAGATTAGCTCAGCGTACTTCTTAAGCTCAGCTAGGTTTAACTCCCCGTTGTCATACATCTTTAGTGCAATGTGGGTTACGTCGTCATAATTGTCAAAGTCGAAAGAATCGTCGATGACCTTAGTATCAGAGTCCCAGTCGAGCTGATATACGTTGTGGTCAGTTAGGACATCATAAATGCCAGAATCCTCTTTGCTGGTAATTTCCCAGTCTTTGCCCTGTCTTATGGACATGCCAAGAGGGAAGTAGCACAAAACAGCATCAATCTGCTCGTTTTCTGGGTTGACGTAAAACCATACGTCGCTAATGCTACTAGTTGCCATGGCCTATCTTTCTAATCTTTGCGCAATGATTTACTAAGTGATGGCTAACAATATTTTAGCATTGTTTTTTGCCTTGTGATTCTACTTCCCGTATAATTCGCGATATACGAGTTCAGACGCGGCTTCTGGAATTTGAAGGACAAGCTGCTCGAGCTCCGAGTCCTCCATAGTAGATAAGTCTATTGTCACTTCTTTTGGTTTATTTACGAAATTTTCACTGTAGTAGGTGATTTTTGTGCGGTGCTGGCGACCTTCTGGCTTAGGCTTCAGGTAGTCGTTGTTACGGGTCTCTATTCTAACCACAAACTTCATAAGTTCTGGGAGAACGTCCTGCTCCTCAACCCCCTGGTCTACAGCGATATTGATCGCGGCTTCAAGAGTAGCTCTATACTCGTCTGAGGCTTTCGCGTATTTGGCTGAAGTACTCCAGCTGGCCTCGCTATCCCAGGTCTTGCCATCCGAGCTGTAATAGTCAGAACTAGCAGCCTGAGACAGCACCTCGGCAAATCTACGCGAGTAGCTAGCTGAGCGCTTCAGCGCATCCTTAGATAAAGTAGTCATATATAAATCCTAGCTTGAATATCCCTTAGGTACCAACATCTGGACTATGCCTCTATTCAAAATCACATAGTAAGACTCGTCCCTAGATATCATGATCTCCAGGCCATCGAATCCAGCCCAGCCAGCTAGGATAGCCGCGGCCGCCTGAGGCATAGTGGAGCTGCCCCCCAGCCCGATGCTGCCCATTATGCTGCGAACCATATTATCTACCTGAGAATCAGATAGGTCTGGATCAATTTCGTTTCTAACAAATTCAGGGAAAACTTCTGTGCGCAGTTCCCTATAGAAAGCTTCGAGATCAAACTCTGATTTAGACTTAGCTGTAGTCGGTTTTCTAGATGAGTTGCCGTAATATGCCGCCAGATTTGCATCTTTAGCTAGACCTAGCTTAGCCACGGCATCTGGCCCAAACGATCTAGCGGTAGATTCGTTATTGCTGGCATACTGTCCGTCACCGTAAATACCAAATCCGTACCAGGGATTTACGTTAACTCTGAACTCGTTGTGTAGATCCCAGCCCGATTTTCCTGAAATGTCTCCGTTGCCTCGATATATGGTGTGATGAGTGCTATCATCTATCGCGTCTACAGTCTGTGGGAGATTATTTATGTAGCCCGCTAGTCTAGCCGCCTTGCTTGCAGACCGCGAACCATACTTGGTATTTCTGCCTCCATAGTCACTAGACTCCTCTGGGTCATTAGGGGTACTTCCATCACCGTAGTCAGTGGCGAACTTGCTCAGGGCATCTATGAATGCAGAGTGGGCCTTAGACTTAGCTGAATAGCGATCGCGCCACTTCTTGTTTATCTGAGCCTTTGTCAGACCCTTAGAAGATAGGAGGTCTAGGAATTGCTGAGATGCGTCACCAGTTAGTAGGTACTTTGCATACTGCTCTGCAAAGCTCTCCGAAGCGTTACTACGGGAGTAGGTTCCTACATCCTGAGGAACATTAAGTTTCGCCATGTCTGCAGCTAGTGCAGCTCTGCCGCTGTTCTTATCGTCGCCCCAGAGCTTGTACATCTGAATGTGCCCAGTTTCGTGGACGATGATGTGGTTGAAAGCATCTGCTTCAGTCTTTATATCAGTTGAGTAGAACTTAGGGTCATTTGGAAGCTTACCTAGAATGCCAGAAACTCTATCTGGGTATAGGTAGACGCCATTACCACCGAAGTATGTAAATGCAGCATCGCTATCGCCAATAGTGCTGGCAACTGCTGGCGGTAGGTATGTTGAACTGCCGAGTGCGTGGACCGCGGTCTTGTCCTTGTTGAATCTAAAGGCACGTGACTTAGCAATTGCATCATTCACGTACTTAGCCTGAGCCCCACTTAGGCTCGGCGTCAATGTGCCATCGCCGTTATCATTCATGTAGACTAAAATGTCCGCATTGGCTGAGCTAGATGAGACCTTTACCTGGGCAAGTGCTGGATTGCCTGCCTGATTGTTGAGCATGTTGGATGCTCTAACCTTAGATCTAAAATCGGCTTCTGCGCGAGGGAGTCCTAAGTCTGAGTACTCTTTAGAGAGCTTACTAGTAAGCTCGTCGTGGTATTCCTTAGCTCCCTGTGCTTGCCACTCGCTTCCAAGAGCTGACAAAATGTCATTGATTCTAGGTGTCTTGTCTCTGAAGTTTTTTACAGATTCGTCGACTAGGGTGTCTACGGACTTAGGGGCATTACCAGATCTATCTCTGCCGTGAGAGGCAGCAGCAATCTTAGCGATTCCACGTGGACTTAGCGCCTGGTCTGACTTAATCAGAGATAGCGGGAAGGTATAGCTCTCGGCCTTACCGAACTGGTCATGGTGGAAGTCCAAAAGATCTTTAAGTGCTGCTTCATAGACTGACTGCTTATCTGGGTCTACGTTAATATCCTTAGCCATGTCAGTTCTAGCGGAGCGAACGGCTTGGATTTTATCGTCTAGGCCATCGAGATCTACTGAAGCTGGAAGAGTGCTAAAGATGTGAGCTTCAATATTCTTCAAGTCATGGAAGCTAGGGTCAATTGGAGTAGTTCTAGGTCTACCCAGAGTCGCGCCAGTCTTAAGCTGTCTAATTCCAGCTAGTGACTTAGAGAAGGTTACGCCCTGTAAGCTCTTAGCGGCTTTCGGGGCTGCAGCAGGGGTTCCTGGAGCTACAGCCCTATCTATTTTGGGCTGCGGACCTCGCCTTTCGGAACTAGTTCTAGCTGCTCATCGCCGTTAGAATCTATATAGATTACGGCCCAAGCTTCTGTAGTCCCGTCGTCTGATGGAACTAGCTGAGCCTCTACGAATGAGCCTAGATATTCTCCATCTTCCCCATACCAAGAATCTCCCGCTTCCATATCCTCTATAGGGTCTGGAGCATTTGCTGGTGTGGTCGGTGCGGCTGGAGCTGCTGGGGTAGCAGGGGTAGCATCAGGAGTCGCAGGGGAGCTATTATCTTGGCCGCTTGAACCTAGGTACGGGGCAGCAGCATTCTGATTGGTTGTAATCGGCTGCCCACTAGGGTTAGAGGCATTGTCATCCTGCTGAAGCTGCTCGTCGCCGAAGTTTAGGTAACCGCGAGCTTCGCGAAGTTCCTTACCCTTTAGGCTTGGCTTGTAGTCAGTAGGGGCTGAGTCCTGGTCATGCTCGTTTAGCCATGGGTCCAACTCTGCTCCGAGAACGTCTAGTTTGTCAGTTCTGAGAACTGCCTTCTTGCCATTGGCAAATGTGATAGTAGCCATGTCATCATAGCCCTGCTTAGGCTTATTGACAGAAGATACTTCACCGATAGACCACTCGCCAGTAGAGTTCCAGTAACGAACCTTATTTCCAGGCATGACAATGGTCTTGCCATCGCGACTGGTCCATGGACGCTTGTTGACGTCGCGAAGATCCCAACCTTCTTGCATGATTTTCTTCTCGATGTTGTTAGCTAGAGTGGCAAGTGAACGCCCCTTAGGGGTTCCATTGAACTTCTGCTTTATTCCATCACGAAGAGTGTTGATCAGGAGGTTACGGGACTCCTCGTTATCTGGCAGTCTTCCAAGTAGCTGAACCATCATCTGCTCGAAAGTCTGAGAGTCGTCATTTGCAATGGCGTCCCAGGCGTCTCCAACGAAACTCTGTAATTTAGTTCCAGCAGCCTTACCAGATTCATTGAGAACTTCTGGGCGACCATTTAGGTACTTCTGAACTACTTCCTCAGGGGTAAGTAGCTTTATGCCCTTCTTGTTATCTGCTAGATCGGATGGGGTCGGTACGTAGCCTTCTGACCGCTTACCGCGGAAGTAGCGAATACGATCTGCTAGGGTCTTGTCCTTGCCGAAATAGGTTAGAGTTTCGCGGGTTGGTGGCTGCTTTCCAGGGATCGATATACCAAGCATCTGGTCACGGAAAGTGCGAACACCATTCTTATCTCCGTAGATACTGGAGATAGAGTCCTTGTAGTCATAGTGCTGGAACTTCTGAGTATTGCCGCTGCTGTCGGTGAATGAGTAGTGCTCGACGTACTTGTTTCCGTGAGTCTTTGCTAGGGCAACTTCATACTTATAGACATCGCCATTGTGGTCTGTAAAGTTTCCGCGCTCTAGGACTATCTCGCCATTGTCTTTTACCTTAGCCTGAGGGTTATTCTCTAGGATAGCGTTGTATAGAGCGTTTGGATCCTCAACTGCAACACGTTTACCAGTGTTGTCACGGGTCCAAAGTGGCTTACCGTTCTCGTCCATAAGCTGAGCAACCTTGATGTTGCGCATCTCATCCTGAGGGGTGATGGATGGGACGATATCTTTGCCGTCGTCCTTGCGGCTAGCATCTACCTTATCTGCAACTGCAGGAGCAGCAGCCTTCTTAGGTGCTGGAGACTTGCTTGGGGTTTTCGCTGGCTTTGCAGCTGGCTTTGCTGGCTTAGATGCTGACGGCTTAGCTGGTGCAGCGGGAGTCTTTGCGGCAGGGGCAGCAGTAGTGTCTGCCTTCTTAATTCTCTTCATCGTAGCGCCCTGGAAGTCTGCATCAGACAGACCGCTTGGGTGGCTCTTCGTGAGCATGTTAATAGGACCGCGACCGCTACCATCATCTACATAGATGTCCCAGTTGCCGTTGATACGCTTCTCTGCGCGATCAAACTTTAGCGGACCAGTTGGTCCAGCAACGATGTCGCCCTTCTGTAGGTCAGAAAGCTTCACTGCTTCGCCCTGAGGTGTAGGAGTGGCAGCTTTATCTACAAGCTGATCGAGCTCTGGTACGTCTCCACCGTAGAATGCGTCAGCCAAAGCATCTGCAATCGCAGAGTCAGCCGAATCACCAGACTTGAAGTCAGGTACATCATCTACCAGGGCATTTACGTCCTCGCCAGTAACTGCCTGATCCTCCATTGCTGGTGGAAGCTTAGCTAGTGGCTGCTGATCGCGCTCTGCGCGGAAAGTCTTGTCTTCGTCTGAAGTCAGACCAGCTGAAGCTAGATCGATGTCTAGTTTGTCAGCCTTCTCTGGCTTCATCTCAGCTAGAGTCTGAGGCTGCTTGTCTAGGGCCTTAGGCAGTGTGTGCTGCAGGTCAGGGTCGATACCCTTGCTCTTCAAATAATCTCTGTTTAGCTTGATCTTAGATTCAAGCTCACCGTTCTTAGGGTTAACAGTTAGAACTGTGTTAGGCGAGATACCTAAGCTCTCATATCCCTTGCCAACGAGCATGCGGATATCGTTACGTTCGCCCTTCTTAGTGGCAGTTCCACCAATAGCTTTTCCGTTAATACGGAAAACCTTGCCTGCAGCGCTCTTGATAGACGCGAATAGGCTGGCACCAGTTGGAATCCAGCGGCCCTTCTTGTCGCGAGGCTGGAGCTTTACGCGTGCGCGGCGGGCTGCGTCAGAGTTACCATCGGCAATCAGTGGGGTCAATTCAAGCATGTACTGTCCTTGTTATAAAGGTAGAAACTACATACAATTCTACCCGCTAGCGGAAGTTGTTAGTTAGGACTGCTTGGCTAGAACTTGCTCCAGCAGAGTCATAGTCTCTGGAGATAGTTGATTGTTGCTTGCTAGAACAGTCAAACGAGTGTAGGCGTGGAGCTTCTGCATGTCACTAGCTCCTGGTGCAACCGATGCGATCACTGCAGTACGGGATACGTCATCTAGCTCTGGAGCTCCAGCTAGCCAGTTAGCGGTAGCAGTCGCGTCAGTTGCAACATACGGGTGCCCTGAAGCTAGAAGTGTCTCGTAGCGATCAATAAACTCTAGGTCACCATCAGAAGTAAACCCAGTGGTTGCAAATTCTGCGAAGCTGTGGAGGTCATACTTAATTGCAGCAGCTCGGTCAGCTGATTCTAAGTAGTTGTAGTAGTCGGAGGCTAGCTCGACAACCTTAAGGGCTGTGTCACCATCTATAGCTCTGATGTTAGATGCTTCTGCATTGTATGAATCTACAATAGAAACTACGTCCTCGGCAGTGACGAAATCGGTCCAGGCCTGCTTATACATTTTCAGCCCTTCTAGGCAGTAGGTCACTGTCAGCACTATCGTACAGACGGCTCACGAAGGCCATTGACCTTAGGTATGGGTCATCGCCAGATGCTTCAGCGCGAAGCCATACTGCAGTGATGTTAGGAATGATTTCATATCCTAGACCAGAGTACTCTGCTAGGGCATGGATAGCGTGCTCCTTAGAGCTGTAAGTCTCGTACTCGTTCAATTCAACTTCTAACTGACTAGATACGTAGTCAACATCAACTGCAGATGCGGCGAGCGCGTGGCCTGCTGGTAGTAGGTCATTGTCTGCGGTGTAGGATGAGACTTTAGGCTCGCCCTTCTCGACTAGTACGGAGAACGCGTCTACGCGCATCATGGCCCAGTCATGTAGCTTCATCCTATCCGCCGCTGAGGCAGAGTAGACATTTGCAGCACGACGATATACAACACGAAGAGTGTCTTCGGCGATTCCGCACTCGGAGGCCTTTTTAGAGATAGAGGACTCGGTCTTTGATGAAAGAGTCAGCTTCTTCTTTTTGACCTTAGATAGATCTAGATTTTCGGCAGGCGCAGCTGAGCCCCCAGACGCCTGTAATACCTGCTCGACATATGACATGGTTTAGCGAACTCCTAGGAATGCCTTGATCTGCCAAACCCACTTGGCATACATGTCAATTCTACCAGCAAGGAAGTCCATCAATCCTTGCTTATCATGTGCTTCTGCAATGTGGAACGCCTCGGTGTGGCTATTCTCTAAACTCTCCATGATGCGGAGGGCTGACTGGAGCAAGAACTGAGATGAAGTACCGTCTAGACGCTCTTCATTGATAGAAGACATTTCTACGAAATCAGCTAATAGGTAAGGCGCTGGGTAGCCAAGCTTGAGGATGTTTTCCGCTAGTGGGTCGATAGAACCGTCTACGTCAGAATATAGTGTCCCGAAAAATTCGTGATACTCGCCGAAGTCTGGGCCGAGAACATTCCAGTGGTAGCCGTGCAAAATAAACTTTGCACTGACTGTGTCAGATAGAACACCAGCTAATTTCTGAGCTAGGTCCATGTATTTGCTATCCATATTATGCCTCTGGTTCTGCTAGTGGCGGTGCAGCTTCGGTAGCTGCTGGTTCTGTAGCTGCAGGGCCAGTCTGCCCCTGTAGCATCTGCTCCACCTCTGGTGGAATTGCTGCACCAGTAGCCTCAGATGCGAGCTGACGAATCTTACTCATAAGGTCAGGGGCAACTGCTGCAAGCATGGCTTCAGTAAATTCTGGAGTCACCATACCCTTATTGACAACTAGGCGAAGTGCGAGCTCGGTTGGGTCTGGAGCGTCGGCTTCAGAGAATCCGTGAGCGCGACGCCATGCATCGTAGGAAACTGCCATCTTGTCAAAGCCCATGTCAGCGTCAGCTGCACGGTCATTACGAGTAGCAACTAGTGATGGGTCATACCAGATACAGACATTACGAACTTCGTCTTCAGAGTAGCCGTTTGCGATTAGGTATGGGCGCAGGTACATAACTGTAAGCGCGTCAACAATGAGAAGCATTAGAGGCTCAATGTGCGCCTTATATAGTGCTTCGTCAATCTGAAGAGCGTTTGAATACTTAACGTTGGCTAGACCAGTAACAACGTCCTTTGGGACATCGAGTCCTTGCATGATGCGCTCTAGTACACGGTCGGCACGCTGAGCCAACGCTGGGTCGAATGAACGCTCGAACTTGAACTGCTTGATCTTGTCACCAAGTTCTGCAGGACCACGAATGATTAGTGGAACAACGGCGCTTGCAGAGTCCTCGTCCTTAATCGGAGTGGTCATCGCATCAATTAGCTGGTCTTCGAAGTCATCAGCAGCTTCTTCGGCAGTGAAGTTCTCGTTGTAGTTACCGTCTTCATCGTATGGGTAGTCTGGGTCTGGAGACGCAGCTACTGACAAACCATCAGGTAGGTACAGTGCACCCGCGTTGAGGCGAGAACGGGCCGTAGCGCGGAAAGTACGGTTCAAGAGCAGTAGTTCTGCACAAAGGTCTAGAAGGCCGCGTAGCGAGCTGTCAGCCTCTTGGGTGTAGCGTGGGTGAGCACGCCAGATGCGACCAACGAATGCGCCCTTAGGTAGGGCAAGAATGTCCTTACTTGCCTGCGACATCATTGAGCTTCCACCACCAACATCACGGCGAGGATTGATTACGTAGTTACCCTTAGAGTCAACCTGAAGTTCGTCAACCGAACGCATGTCCCATGTCTCAGGGAGGCCAGAGCCAACGCGCTCTGGGATCTGGACTAGGTAGCACTCTCCAGTAACCTGAAGATTAAGGGCAGCGTCCTTTAGAAGTCCAGGCTGTCCACCGAATGCCGAACTTAGTCGATCAAGTGCACGTGTGGCAGCTGCAGCTAGTCGAGCGTCGATCTTCTCTACAGCGTCGATTGGTGATGGTGCCTCGTTTGGGTTAGAGATCGCAGCAGCATAAAGTCTGATTCGAGAAACAACGGATGCAACTAGGTTGAATGCGTACTTAATTTCACCGATTGAGTCGTAGTATTCCCAAGCCTCTGATTGCCAGCTTGATGATGCAGACTGTCTACGTGATTTAAATAGCTCTGCTTCACCTTTGTCCTGAAGATTTACCTGTGCAGCTGCAGCAGTAAGTGGACGTGGTGAGTTAAATGTCTGTGGTTCGGCGTAAACTATGCCAAAAGAATCAACAGAGATACCTGGAGCAACGCGAGTGGCATTTTTAGGGGCCGAAGCGCGAACGTTCTGCCGAGAAGCACTCGGTTTAGCGTTTTCTTTCTTGAAAATACCCAAAATGGGCTCCCTACTTGTTAGCGCTCAGTCCAGGCTGAGATCAGCCCGACTGCAGCAGAAATAGCCAACACTAATGATACCACAAAG